TTCTATCCTTAGCTTTGAATTCCCCTTTTCTAACAACACACTGCCATCCCGCTATCTTGGCTAGTTCTAACCTATCAGCATTAGGGTGTGGTTCTATGGAATCTATTTCCACTACTTCTATTTTGAGAGAACTCAATTAATCGGCCTGCTTACCGAATTCCGTAACTCCTGGAATTCTAGGGATTCCACGATGAAACATGTTGATCTTTTTCTTGGTATTGTTGCTGGTAGAATTGCCGTGTTTGGATGCCCTGGATCTCATATACTTCTGCTTACTTTTGATAAGAACCTCATTACCGTCGGAATGATACATATATTTACTCTGTTATATTACGGTGCCAGTTTGTTAAGCTGGTCCATTCAGCCTAGGGGCGTGGGAGCACTTACTCTACACCGTAATTCCTAAGATCTTGGAGGTATAGCCTCTGGCCACTGCTCCAATGCTTCTCTTACGTTGCGATAAGCCCTATCAACCTCAAAGGCTCCATAGTCATCTACTTTAATTACAGAAAATTGATCTCTGGATAAGTTGTTGATTCCTACTATATAGTAAGCCGGTTTCTTAGTCAAGCAAGATTTGCACTTGTTTGCCCCATTAACTATATTTGAGAAAAACTCCGACAAAGTAGGCAACTCTTCCTCAACTTCATCTGCTGCTCGTAATTTCCCTAGTTTATCTCTAACTATGGCAGAGCCGTCTTCAGCAACATCGAATCCTACTAAATCAGACTGAATAGCTGATACTCTAGACGTTGGAGAGGGATCTATATCATCTGTAAAAATAATAGCCATATCAGAGTCTCATCCTTACTATCTGGCCTAAAGAATCAGAGTACCAGACAAGTCTAATACCATGTTCTCTCATATAAGTCTCACAGCTAGAACAAGGTTTAGCATTAACTAATTTCCCACTCTTAGTAAATCTTAGAGACCAGACTACACATCCACGGCGTTTGGAAGGCCAGAGATGTCCAAGAGCATTAACCTCAGCATGAATGTAATCATGGTTATAACCAGTGGCTACTATTGCGCCACCACGTAGAACTATAGCTGCATGCATTGCGAAGGTATGCTGGGATTTCTTGGATATCTTTCTAGCCAAGCTTATCATAATTAAAGTCTAGCGGAATTGATACATCTTTGACAGGTATAACCCGCAGCAAAGCACTTACATTGTTTAAATTGCTTCTTTTGTTTCTCTTGCTTCTCTAGCCTGGCATCTTCCATACCTAAAAAATAAGAAGGCAGGTGTACGTTAAAGAACCACTCAGATTTCCGATTTCTAGTATCTTTAACAAGCTTTTTGGTACCCAATCAACACCATCCCTCATTCCTAGCTACTTGAGCCGCTCTAAACTTCTTACGGCGCTTACTTTCGGCTTTAGCTAAGTGTTTCAAAAGACTACGAAGGACTGCTCTAAGCTCAGACTTAGTAAGTTTTTTAACTTTTTTGCTCATGTCTGGAATATAACCTTAAAATTACTTGTTATAACGTAGTGAACTTTAGGAAGAGGCTTTATGAACTTAGTGCGTCTAAGAACTTTAGCGCTTTGTCTATTCTACTTACTACTTTAGGGTACTTGGTTATAACCTGGGAACCCTCATTTCCTTCCGCTATACTACCACAAGTATCACACCACCAAATATAACCAGGTCCAGTATCCTCACCTAATACCACAAAATCATGGTCACATTCCATTAAAATACCACCTTTTTATGGCGTCCTTGGTAGGACTCGAACCTACAACCTATAGATTAGAAGTCTATTGCTCTATCCCATTGAGCTACAAGGACTTATACATTATAAGAGAAAAAAGAATCGTGTCTGTCTTGTATTAATTGCTCGTAAAGCCATAGCATGTGAGGTGTTGCCATCTCTGCTTCAAAGACCGCTTTAAGATTTTTTGGTAACCTTTTACCCTCATCATATAGATCAGCTAATTCTTTGAATATGTTAAGGAGACTCTCTAAAACATCTTCGTGCTTCTGCGGCATCCCAGTCTCCATCATTTATGATACTTGGTCCACCTGCTGGGAATCGAACCCAGCCTGTGCTCCAATCTAGAGCTTATAGAGCTTATAAGACTCCCCGTGCACCTTACACCTCAGGTGGATTACTACAAGTAGCTTCTCTCGGCCAAATATTTGGCTCTTTCATAAGATATAGGATGTTTTCGGAAACAACCACACCTATTCTTAGCTCTTAAGAGTGGATAATTAGCCTGTAACCATGTATCCAAGGTCCTGTAAAATAGACTTAACTTGTTTGTTTTCTTCATGTTCCTACCCAACCTACCTTTATACTAATGTCGGCAAGTTCTTAGTAGAATCTTGGTTCTAAAACGTCCCATAAGGACTTACCGATATTTATATAAACCTGTCTTGGGTAGGATTTATATGATATAATTACACTTATCTCAAAAAGGAGCACTAATAAACTTAATTATGGCACGTCATTACCTGGGTAATGGTAATATACCTCGTGGCACTCTAATTCTAAACAGCAATCACTATCTGGATAATGAAAAGTAGCATCACATGGATAATGCTTACCTAACCATTTACCAGAACTAATATACTTCAAAATCCGTTTAAGGAGTCTAAGCATAATGCCTCAAATTGGACGTCCTCGTGGTAGTGTTAGGAAGTCTTCTATAACTCGCTCTATTTGTATGCCAGCAGAGTTATACAAGAAGTGTATTTGGATCTCAGACTTATGGACCAAAGAAGCCTTAAGTGACTCATTCGATGGTTCTGAGGCTCCTGAATACTGGAATCTACCTAGAGTTGTCAGTTCTATACTATCAGAGTACTTTGAATCTCTTGAAACTCAGAATCCAGAGCTTATTGAATACTTTGAGAAGTGTAGAGAACGTGATGCTAAGGCTAAGTCTATATCTAAAGCGACTTAATGCTCTTTGCCAGCACTGATTAGCTCCATTAGTGGGTCTAACTCTATTGGGCCATTAGCAGCTATTATAGACTTCATTGCTTCTTGAGTTTGGCAATTAGGACAAGCCTGCACTGGCCCAAACATAGCACTTATACCAGCAACGTGAATTAGGATAGTCAGACCATTGACAGTAGTAAATGCTAGTGTGTCTTCTGGCTGAGATAGCTTACCCATAATCAGGTAATCTATACACTTCTCAACCTCAGTCGGGTCTAAGCTATCTTGGATTAGAGCCTCTTCTACTGGAATTAACATAGAAGTAACAAACTCTATTCCAACAGTTGGGTTAATAGAGACCTTACCAAGGTGGAAATGTTCTTCAGCCCAGGAATGAAACTTTGCTTGAAGATGTAATACACAACCCTCATTCGTACAACTAGGAGGAATTACCCTACCCTGCACATACCAATTCTGATCTAAACTAGTTGAAATAATTGGACTTTCCAACTATACTGCCTCCTTTCAGTGGTATATTTACCTCCTAAAAGTTATGGCAACAGAATCAGAGCAGGTTCCTTCTTTTCCTGTGGCTGCGTAGTATCATCAGCTTCCTGCTGAGCATCTCTAATCATTTGATACTTCTTGAAATTTGTTAGTTCTGAGATGCAGAAATTGTTACACTCCTTACATTCAACTACATCAACATCCTGTACAATATCTGCCTCATGTATTCCTATAACCAGATAGTGACCACAATCAACACAAATAGGAATATCAGGCTCACAACCATAACCGGTGGGACTTTTGCAACAAGTACTTTCATTTTTTGAGCTTTTATTCTGGCACCATCCCCAAATATGGTCACGAAGAGGACATTCACACTCAGGGCATAGATAGTGAGCCACAGCTTCACCACTTTTACCATCAATTGGAATATATACCTTTTGCAGACCATAACCCTTGAAGATGTTTTCAGCGGATGGATCTCTGGCCCAATCTACACTAGATTCTTTTCTAGCTTTTTCTAGCTTTCTTAGGCGCTTTCTCTCCTTACGAGAGAGATTGTGCTTAGGACTAGCAGAACAACCTTCTTCTGTCTCTTCTTTATCCTTACCTTTACCTACAATGTAACAGTTATTCCACTTTTTACCTTTATCCATGGGATAACTTAGCTTAAAGGGTATGTTTTCTTGAGATATTTCAGCGTTAGAAATAGAGTAAATCTCTTCAGAAGCTATAACTACGGAGGTATAATTTACATCTAGTAAGTAAGCCACTTTTGAGATTCCAAATATCTCAGAGGCCCATACGGTTAGAAAGTGCTCATCTGCTTCTATACGCTTGTCGTCTTCATCGTTCTTTCTGTAGAACTTAGCTACAGACAAGGAGCCATTCAAAGTCTTGGCTAGATATATCTTAGCCCAGTCTTCATTAGCTCTAGACCAGAAGAATGTACCATATCCCTCTAGCTCATCAAGGGGAAGTCCCTCATTAAGATGGGCAAACATCTGCATAGAATCAACTTGCAGGCTACGGTCGTATTTCTGGTTCATATCTTTGTAATTAAAGATACTCCCATTATGTACGCCTAGAACATCTCCCTGCTTAAAGGGATGGCAGTTATTGGTACAAACTGCTCCAACGGTAGCGGCTCTAGTATGAGCCAGAAAGGATCTAGATTGAGAGGCTAACTTGAACAACTTGGAACCATTGGAGGTTATCTTACCTACACCACGGAGGATACTAGCAACTCTATTATCATCCCCTGGCATGGGAAAACTAACCGCACCGAACGAGTCTTTACCCCTATTTTCCATCTCCCCAGCAAGTACTAGAGACAATACAGTAGCCTCATACTCTGTAAGAACCTTACCGGGTTTAACTTGAAAGCCAAAAATTCCACACATTGATTATGTTTAGTCCTTTATATTGATAACTTATTCAAGCCCAAATCGCATATTTCTACCCCAAGGATCTCCACGTACTTGATTTAGGTTTGCTTGTTCTACTACTTCTTTTTTTTTAGGCGCTTTCTCTTTACACGCCGCAGCAACTTTCTTTAAAAGGGCCTCAAAGTGGTCTGGCAGCAAATTTCTGAGAACTACTAGACCTACTCCCACTTGTTGGAAATTCAGGATTCTATCAAGTTTCTTGGCATGTATTGTTTCTAGAACTTCGTCAGCCTCTTGCTGAGAAACTTCAGATAACTTCCTGAGTCTAGATTCCGAAGACCTATAGATACTATCAAAGAAATCTGCTTGAAACCTAGCCCATTGACAAATTTCATCAAAGTCAATAGAACCATGATGTATACGGCTTTCTATAGTTCCCCGTAGGAAGAAGCTATGGAGATTTAGGGCGGAATATCTCTTAGGGTTTCTGGCTCCTAAATCTGCAACTCTACCATAGTGATCTCTTCTAGTTCTGTAGAATCTAGGAGTGCCATTGGCTTCGAGTTTAAAAGCTTCTGGGCCATATACGCTGGAGATTAAAGCAGTTTTGAGACTTTTAGTATCTCCCTTAGTATTACCCTTCAAAAGCTCATAGTATTGTAGCCCACAGGGCATGCAATATTCGTTGTTATATCTACTAGGAGTAACACAAGCAAATAGAGCTTCTTCTACTTGTGCATAGATTTTGATTAACTTCTGAAGGTCTTGATAACCAAAATCTCTACAATCTACATGTGTATGAATACTGCATCTATTATTCAGCTTTGCTTCAGCCTTACCAAGTCCAGTCGTTATATCTCTGATTTGATCTATTAGAGCCTTTCCACAGGCCGGAGACGTATTAATCTCAAAGCCTCTATCTGTCTGCATACTACCATCATGTACTACCGCACAATTCCAGACATCCAGAGCTTTGTTGAGAGCTGATGCACCAGTATAACTAGCTATCTCTATCTCTACTGCAACATATCTATGGGAGCGATGCTCACTAAACCCCATAGGATCAAACCAACTAGAAGGAGCTATCCTAGTTAGAATCTGGAGAGCTTCATCTCTACTTCTCCAACCTATACCTGTTGGATTTAGTTCATTCTTAGGGGCTGGATGAGCAAAAATTACTTGATCTGCTGCTCGGAATCTAATTGGTTGCACACAACACCCATGTTTATAGTAATTACAACAGATATTACATAATACGTTATCTGGACAACAAGGACAGCTACGCCCACCAATATCCAGCTTTTTACCACAATTGGCGCACAGAAACTTATCTGTATCTACTATATACAGAGATGATAAGCCCTCATGTCTATTAATAGCAAAACAACAGAACAAGCAAAGACTGCTATGCCTGTAAAATTCTGCTGCACGGCAAGTTTCTGGACATGAAGGTCTATCAGATGTAATATTACGCTCACAACTATGACAGATCTTCATTCTTCTTCGTCCCGCCAGTCAGCAAGATCATCATCTAAGTCTAAAGGATCAATAGGAGCAACAACTCTTCCAATGTGCTCCCTAACCTGATCTTCCAAGGCTGCAAAGTTTGCTGCTACTTGTGGCTCATGGAAATTCCATCTTTCTATGTTAATCTCTGGCTGAGGTATTGGAGGCACCTGCACTTCATTAAACTGCCAAACAGGCGCTACTAAACCAGCTACCCCAAAGCGGCGCCCATACAATCTTTGCTTCAGGTCTCGCTTGTTTATACGTTTTTTTCTAAGCAGCTTAGGCTGGTCTTCTTCAGGTGAAGCAGCTTTAGTACAACATAGCCTACACCAATAATTATCTGGTGGGCTATGTTTCTTATGGCCACAAATAGCCCCAAAAGTATTAAAATCGGCATAGAATTTCTGGCAATTCTGACAGTAAAAGTTATAGTTATCTATACCACTTATGTCTGTGCCGGTTATTTGCCAAGGTATTAACTCTTTTGGAAACTCTATAATAATACCAGGCATTCTCTTTTTTCTGCATCTAGTGCAGTCTAGAGAGATTTTCTCCCCTTTTTCGTTGAACTTTTTAATTCTTTGGTGGAAAGCCTTGCAGACACTACATATCCCCTTAACATTGCTAGAAAGATATTGCGTTGTCTTAGGCGGCTTCTTTATATTTCTCGCTCTCTGTTGAAAGGAGAATGGTTGTTGAGTATTAATTGGGACTATTGGTTTATGTAACACTGTCTCCATCCAGTTTTAAAAACTGATTAACATAGGCTACCAAAGTACCCCCTTCAACTCCTGGGGCAGTATTTACTTCTAATACAACACCTTTATCAGCTTTGGTAACTCCTATGTCTACGGCCCCGAAATCTAGGCCCAGAGCTTTGATGGCTGCCTTAGCAAGGTCTCTATGTGAGTTAGAGATATGCTTAGCATAAGAATAATTAATTCGCCATCCTGAATCATAAGACCTAATCCAAGGATGAGCTTTTTGATCCACAGCAGGAACTTTGAGTCCTGCTCTAATTGATCTACCATTACAAATATGAATCCTTACTTCTTTAGCAAAATCAACTTTCTTAGTATAGTAATCTCTACCTGAGTTATTAACTAGATCTCTTCCACCTTGATGGTTAAGAGACCTACCAATAAAACCTTCTGCTGGTCTGTCACTTACTTCTAGAGTAGAGACTTTATTCTCTCGAAGTTTAATAAGCTGAGACTTCTTATTCAGGAAAGTAGCGTCGTTTAAAACAAGTACATCTTTGTTAACAAAAGGTAAATCCTTACCTTGAATACCACTTGGGGGTGCTCCCCAGTTTATCCACATGTCACCTTTGTTAACTCTTTCTAGAAACAGGTTAAGAAGCCTTTGACTATCTTGTATATTACTTTTAGTCTTAAAGGCTCGAAAACCTCTATCCAGAAACATATCCCGTATATCCATAGCACTATCTGAGGGTCTAGGACACCATATATGAACTTGCATAGTTAGGGTGAGCTACATCTATAACTTGAGCAGTTATAGATATCGTGGTTTTCATCAATCCAGGCAACTAAAGCCTTTCTATCTAAATACCATGTAAATAATTGTATATCATTGCCCGTATTGGGGTTTTCGATAACCGGAGACACTGTGACTTTCCCTAGCTTTTGTGCTTTGATATAAGCTACTAGTTTGAGTCCATTACCTCGGCGCACACTATCAGAAAAAAGTACTACTCCAAACCTGATAGCTCCTACAGTTTCTGGGTAATGAGTCCAATTTTCATCTATAGCACCTTTAGAAGTATCAAAGGCTTCTAGTAAGACTTGTTTTGGAGGAATCCGATCTCTTGGATTAAATCTAGCTGGATCTTTACATAAACCAGATAGCTGTCTAATACCGCAAGAGATTTCTGTATCTAAAAGTTCTGGCATGATTATTTGATTACACGCTTGTTCATAAGGTTATAAGCTAGGTGCTGGTGACCATTACCATATACACCATACTTAATCCAAGCATCAAGATTAAGAGGTTGGAGCTTGGTTTTGTGTAGATATTGTAGAAACTGTTTATCTCTAGAAGTTTGTAGATGTGGCATGATTACCTGCTCTGCTAATTCAGCATTTGCAGTATTTATAGCTATTTTGGCTTCAGACGTTAGAGCTTTATCCGGTTCCCCAAAGTTAATGGCATAATACAAAGCATGTCTGTATAGGTTAAACATTAAAGTTAGGAAGGCCGGATGGTGGATGGGGGTACCAGGTAATACTCGGTATTCAACCCCTATATAACCATGTCCATAATCCTTTAGCCTAAACTCTCCTGCTCTCCCGTAGGCTTTACGACGACGTGCTTCAGATGTTTTAGTGTTCGGAGAAATATAAGTCCAAGTGCTGCCTACCAGGATGTCTGCCCATTTAACCAAGTTAGCACAAACCTCGGTAGACTTAAGGATGCTATGAGAGACATGTAGATGGCAGCCAGTTGTTCTTACATTCTCCTTAAGGGATGTAGGCTTACCAGAGTCTCCATATACATTCATGGAGGGCATACAACCCAACAGCTTAGCTTCTCCTGGAGCACTTTTAACTACCGTAGCAGGAATTGTGTATAGCGGAGGAGCATTAATAGAGCTAGCATTAGACTCTCTTTGTAGCCAACTCAGGGCACTACCCATACGACCTACAAAGGTTTCTAGGCAAGAAAATGGGGATGTACATAGCTCTGTAGCATACCCATCTCCATGGAAGTCAAACGCACTATTGTCCCCTGTAGTAGGGTGATTGAGTTTTCTTTCTTGCGGAAATCCAGCTATCCATGGCCAAACAATTGAGCCGTCCTTGTTGGTAAACAGAAACTCGGTATCAATTCCTAACGTTACAGTATCATAACCTGTATTGTCATTATCTATATGTTGCCTAGAGTGAAAAACACTAACACTGGGGGTAGGTATACTTTTTTTAGTTTTTACCATAAACCTTGAGTAGTTAAATTGTTGCTGAAAAGTTACTTTAGAGCCCCACAGAAAAAAGATAACAGAGAGGTATTTCTATGCTCATTTTAAGCGACTAGAGAGTGTTCGCCCATTTGACCTTAGTAGGGCGTTACTACTACCAAGGCTATTAAGAGACTGCCCTAATCTCAATGAGTTGAATCACCGACCATAGAGTAGGCCCACTAAGTCTTCTTAAAATGAGGCTCTAAAGAGGTTTAAATCTTAATCAATTATGCGATAAGAAAAAGCATAGTGGTATAGCTCGGCAGATTTGGCTTTATCAGATACCCATAGTGCGGCAGATTCGACAGTTCGAAAATATCGATGTCGAACGTCCTTCTCCAAATCTCCGTTTTCATCTCTTGAAGCAAATACCGCTTCTAATGCAATTCCATCGTTTTTCATAATTACCTTGTTTTAAAACTACCTAGGATCAGTAAGCAAGTTGATGCCACTCAGACATTCATATCCCCCTGGTGGAGGATATATCAACAAGCTATTTACCTCTGAGTTGACTTCCGTCCTAGTGAGCTAGGCGGTTCTGGAATAGCCTAGTCATAACCGAGTAACCCTTTTCGGCGATAACCCCTTCCGGCATGCATAGTCCCCTAGTCTCTGTGGTTGAGACTTAGGAAACGTTATGGCTACATGCGGCCCCTAGTAGCTGACGGAGTACTAAGCGACCCCTACCCTTTAGCGGATAGCCAGCTTGCTCATCTTATTTGATCTAGGTGGTCTTCTTTATATTGAAGTCTATCAGCCTTAGTCACAGGGAGAAGATTTGAGCAGAAACCCTTTAAAAATGAATTCGATAATATTCAGCCTGTTTTCTAGGCTTAGCAGCAGGAGGCTTTAATGAAGCAGCGACTTCTGCCTCTTTTTCCATAGCTTTCTGCTTCTCAGCATCTACTCGGCTTTTGTACCAGTCTTTCAGAGCATCGTGGTCTACATACCATAACCACATCTGATAACCCTGGTGTTCCCTTTCTTTATGCAGAGGACTTCTTACTATATGAGAGGCTTGTACCTCACCTAGTTTAGCTTCAGTTATCCACTTAGAGAAAACTTCTCCGTTTCGTTCTCTAACACCGTCGCCAAAAAATAGGATGCTGTAATCATTTCTGCCATTAGTCAGTCTTAAGGCCTCAAACAAAGCGTTACCAATAGCATCTTGGTTATGTGCAAAACCATAGAGACCACAGATAGCGCCAGCACCACATCCAATTCCACTAACAGTAATTTGCATATAGTTTAACTATGGGTTCTACTATCTTGCTTACTTTTGATGCAAGCTAGTAATTCCTTGATTTTCTCCCTTCTTTTCTTGAGTAGCGGGTTAGTTCTTGAGATATTCTTAGAAGGCTGTAAGCGCGTCATAATAGCAGTCTGTTCTAAGGTAATCAGAGCGTCTCTATTAGGCCACTTAGAGTAAAGTACTTTGGCACACTTACCTGGAGACTCACTCTTGTCTGTATTTATTATTTCGATTTTCCACATAGGGGGATCAATCAAATTTGGGTAAGGGGAATTTTGTTATATTTGTACTGTAGCCCTTTTTCAGTATCTACTAGCCAGGGCTCATGGAAGAAAGCACCTTCATTTATGTAGATACGGAAACGTGGTCTAGTGTTATATCTGAGACGCTTTTGATGAGCTTTTTTAACAGTGGCCACAATATCTCTCATTGTAATTTGTCCTCTAACCTACCCCCTATTGCCATTAGGAGATAGGCCACAGCACAAATACTAACCTATATTGTTCCCAATCTTAGTGTTTTATGTTATCGCATTGGCGTGCTCCTATGTTCTAGCCTAAAAGTACATAGTGTATATAGGTGGTTGCGGCGGAGATTATTCTAGTCCACGTACCTCACAAGTAGCAACTACATTTACTTTCTTAAGTAAGCCGCTTTCGTAGAATTCTTACACCTTCAAATTTAAATCTTCAGTGTATGCTGCCACGTAACCGACAAAAGAAAAGTTTGTGAGGATTTAGCGTGCTAGACCCAGCCCAGATACGCCTGCAACCCTTACCGCTGGTTTGACCTTCGTTTAAGCCTTCGAGTTGAGGCTTAAGGTTTTTAAAGACCTGGCACAAATCCGCCAAATGCCTTTAGAATATGTACAATCCCATTGAAATTTACCACAGGAATAACACAAAATTCCTAGTTTAACTAGAAGTCTGTCTAACCACCAGAGGTTGCTGTCTTGAGGAGACCACATTCCACGACTCCTTACTAAAGTTCTGTGGTGCCTTGTCTTTAATCTCCATGTGAACATCTTGTGGAGCTTCGATGTTGCGGTAGATCCGAACTTTACCGTTCAAATCGTATAGTCTAATCTCGCAGTCTCTCATAACTCTCAACTCCTATTTACGTGATGAGCTTAAAGGAAGATACCAAAAGGAATTATGTCCATACGGTTACCAGCCGTTAGATGATATCTTCCTTAAAACCTACCAAACCTCATAAGCAGTTGAAATGCTTATAGATTAGTTTTTTGACTCGCCAGATTACATCAAAGTGTTCTTCAAGCCAAGCAATGAGTAGCACAAACGCAGCGCCTATTAAGGACCACGATATATACAACGCGGTACGTGTAATCATTTGCAGAATGCTCCATGTCTGAAGCCAGCAATATAACCACATCTAACACAACGGCCCCTAATCACTCTATAAAGTTCTCGAAAAACTCTAAACAGTTTAAGTAGAGTTTCTTTCAGTTGCCGCCGGTTGATGATCATTGTTTACTCCACCAGATAGCATCCATAACATGATTTAGAGGAGTGCGAGGGCGAAATTTCCTGTTTCTCCTATTATTACGCCTTGAAAGTTTATTAGCAAGACGTGCTAACTCAAGGCAACGGATGATATCGTTGATATGTTTGATTTTCATATTTCTACTTACTCTGAGTTATACGGTTTTTTGCTGCATTCCCCACACAGAGGAATTTTTTGGTTCTTCTTATTTGTTATATGTCTAGGAGTCTTACGACCACACTCAGAACAGCGAGGTAGTGAGGTGACAGTGATAGGAAGTAGGTTATCTCCACATATTTTCATGGAGAATTTAGTGTCCTGTCACCCAGCAATAAACAAGACTGGCTAGTAATACCCAAATACTGGTAAGAATAAACATTAAGCCTAATCCTATTAACCATTTCCAGTCTCTCATATAAACTCCTCAATCTAAACAACTTAGAGTGTAGCTTCTCCTCTTATAGCGCCTACCCAGAGGAGTTTTGCTAATGTAGTTCGTGCTTTATTGGCCCCGTGAAAAGTCTCAACCGGTAGTAAGATGGTTCACGCCATTACTTACTATTACCTATCTGTCCCATAGCCAGAACAGTGTGGTTTTGCCCGGAAGCTACACTCTAAATTGTCTAAAACTATGGAAGAAAGTCTGCTATATATTCGTCGACAGTACGTAAGGTATTACGAAGAGATTCCCACATCCCTGTTAAGGTCATAATCTTGACGGGTTTCAAAGCTGCTGCTTGTAGTTTAGCATTCACCTCTGCTGGAGAAAAGTATCCCAAGATACCGTAAAGTGCTCTGACTTCTTCCAGACTAGTCAGAGTGATAGTAATTTCTCTAAAAGGCGGCGGAGTAGCTGGTGCAATTGAAGTCTTCATATTTATCCTTTTTTTACCAATACTTTGCAACAATGCGTATAAGCTTAGCCTACTAGCCTGTAAGACAATTTATAGTGGGGATACATACGGGCGTACCAGGCTATATAATTGAGGAAATCAGGGATTTTGGTAAAAGTAGACTTCCAAACATCTTTAACATCACCAAAAGAAACAAACTCCACCTTTATAGCCCTTTTCATGGCCTTTCCTCCCGTACTCTAGGAGCTGTTGGAGCTGAGATAACCTAGGATCTCGCACATATTCGATACTGTTATCTCATGCTATTGCTATTTCGATTTCCTATGTCCTAAATTCCTACTTATTTTCAGGACATAAAAAAGCGCTCCCTAACCCATTTCTGAGCTAGGGAGCGCAAAAACCTGAGTTATATGGACTCTAGATTTTTAAGGCGTTAACTATCTTACAGGGAGCGGAGTAATCAGCACTGTGTAAGATATCTTGTTTTCGGGCGATTACTTCTTTACTTCGGCTTTGTTGGTCGCGGCGGATTCCAGAGCGGCGAGACGCGCGATGAGTTGGGCGTTCTGCTGTTCCAATTCCGCCTTGCTCAGCGGCTTGGAATTGGCCTTCGAACCCGGTGCGAAAGCCTTGTACAGGATCTTGCCGTTGCCGCGCCCGATCTCCAGATCCAACTGGTACGGCCCGTACACCTTGGATTCGCCACCGACGAACACATGATCTCCCGACTTGTAGGGGCGGTCATCATCGACTTCGAGGAACTTGATTCCCGAGAATCGCGTGTCCATGAACCGCACGCCACGGGAGGCATCTTTTTGGGTGATTTCGCTCATGTTATATCTCCTTCTTTACAGGGACTTATTGTCCTTTACCTGAATCATCCAATCGACCTAGTTGCAACGCGCTACTTGGATGATTTACTTTCTTGCTTATTATATGTACCGTTCGCGCTACCCGAGATGACCTTGCACGGTACCACACAAGGCGGGTAAATGAACTGAGACACATAAACTCTGGCTTCATATAGCCGATACAGCTTGTGTGTCTTCTCACAAACACTTTGCCACTTGTAAGACGCCATAAGCACATTGGCTCTCTTTATAGTGGCTGTGTGTCTTTCGCCGTGAGTTCCCCCGTCTCTCTTGTTTGCTCGTGCTACTAGCAGCGTGAGAGTTTCGGGCCGCTCCGGCGATGCGAGCAAGTTCGGTCCGGCCCGCAGAAAGTGCAACCGGCAAAAATGGAAACAGGCAATTTCGGAACCTCCCCTCCCGAGCTAACCCCTTGTGCGGCCACGACTTGCGCCTTGTTGTGAACATTTTGTGACGACCCAATTTCGCGCTTGCCGCCGGAGTTTTCCACAGGATTTCCACAGATCCCGGCCAAACTTTCGCGGCTTACTTCCGGAATTCCACCCAAAATTCGCCGCATAAATACTATGCAAAGCTTTTAATTGTGCGAAGGGGCGGGGGAGGGGGTACGCATAAATGAGGGGATTGGCTGTGCACAAAAATAAAAAATAAAATCTAAATGGTGGTAAAGCCTCTCACTTATATGCACTCTGTTATAACAAGATCCGAGCTTAATTTATTTCCAACCAGCTAATTATTTCCAAAGAAATTTATTTGAGATTTAAGTAATGCAGGAAATTATGTAGTTACTACCAGCAGCCCGCTCCGGCAAGCCTACGCGGGGAATCTTACTTCTTCTAATAGAGTACAATATCTCTACAACTTAAATGGAACAAGATAATAACACTACACCTGATTCGCCGCAGGAAGTTAAAGAAACTACGCCTGCCCGTCCAGATGCCTGGAAAGCTGGCCGCAAACCTGGTAAGAACGCTAAAGTAAACCGTGGAGATAACCAAGGTGGAAGCCTTGCTATTCGCGCAGATGCCCAGCTAGACAAGCCAGAACGTGACGACCCCGCCTACAAGACCTTCGCAGACATAGTAGGAGGCAAGGAAGGGCTCAAGGAACTAGCCGCCTGGTCAGAGAATCCTAAAGCTCAGAAGTTATTCCAAATCCTAGACGATGAGAAATTCCAGACCTATGGGATCAAAGCCCTGGCCAAGCGCTGTGGTATGACTCTTCCAGAACTCTGTAATCTATTTAGGGAGAAGCACTTCTTAGTTAGTTACCTCACGTTCTTCGCCGGAACCCCCATAATCGCACAAGGAGCCGTAGAAGATGCTTCCCCTTCCAAAGACGTATGCCCAATTTGCACAGGTGCTGGAACTATTAAGCGAGACGGCTACCAGGTTATCTGCCCTAAATGCAAAGGATCTGGAGAGATCCGAGTTAGTGGAGATAAAGAAGCTAGACGAGACGTATTCAAAGCAGTTGGCCTCCTTAAAGATTCCCCTTCGGTCATTAACCAGCAAATTGGAAACGTTACAGTCGAAGGAGTGGATAATTTCGAAGAAGTCATGAAGCGTGCCAGTAAGACCGCGAAGGTAGTAGTTAAGGAAAATGAGCAAGAAGAAATCAAAGAAGCCGAAGTCATTGAGTGAACCTCAAGAGAAATGTACCCGCTGTCGGCGTTGGATATCTTTAGACGATTACATACTAAACAAAGGGAAATGCGAAGACTGTGAGACCTATCTTTCAAAGCAAGATAACCAACGTTGAACTAGCCGGGATAGAATACCAACTCAACCGGATAGCTACAGCCCTAGAAAGTCTACTTGAGAAACCTCAGATAGTTCCAGGGCAAGATTTTGACCCAGATGACTTCTCCTCTGTCTCCTACTCTGACGAAGAGGAAGAGCTAGTCCAGCAGCATCTAGATAATCGTATTGGCGGGTTAATAGTCAGAGAAAAGTATTGATGAATAATTTTTTCGATTGGCTTATTTCCTTACTACGTGATGCAAAGTTTTGGTTTAGTGTGCGTCCGTGGGAAAAAGGAGTATTGGTACATTTAGGTAAATATACTAAGGTGTCAAGCCCAGGATTCCACTGGAAATGGCCTGTGCTGGATGAAGTCTACATGGTCAATACCCGCTTAAGACTTGCACCAGCTACCACTCAAACCGTATCTACTAATGACGGTAAAATAGTAACTTTAGGCTTAAACATAGGATTTTCTATCTCTAACCCTTTACAAGCCTTAGCAACCTACCAACACCCAGAAAATAGCGTAGCGGTCTTATGCCACAATTACGCGGCAGATTACATCATATCTAAAGACTCTAACGACATAGATATAAATGAGTTATCTGATTATATCTTGTGTGGGTTGAGAGAATCAGATCCTAACGATGGTATAAATCCTGAGTTTGTTAAAGTCACAAACTTCATCCTATCTTCCCCGGCTAGAACTATCAGACTAGTTCAGGATGAAATAACTACAGACAGATCTTCTGAAGTGTTCGAGGTTAATAAGACTGAACCTAACGTATTCCAATGGTAACTAGTGTATAACAAAGAAATTACAGATAGACAGCTCTGGCAGGCGGGTAAAGATTTAGATATAAACCTTGTCCGCTACGATGACTCCCTGCTAGAAGACATGCTAGAGCGCCTAGATAAGGCTGTTCTCAAGCGGGATAAGTGGGGATTCGCTACAGAAGTCCGCCAACTTACCCCTACAGAGAAAGCCTTCATTAACAATGAGCGCCTAGTCTGCAAGTATGACTTCCCTTACTATCTTACTAGGTACTGTCATACTCTAATCAAACTGGAAGGCAGACCAGTAGTTGTAGAAAGAATCAAGGAACCTCTTGAACCCCAGAAGATGTTCCTAGAATACCTATCACGAAAAGAAAAAACTATAGATGATGCAGTGAGGAAAGGTGACCCTACAGATGGCTACCTAGTTCTCTGCTGTAAAGCTAGACAGGAAGGCTATACAACCATGGGGCGGGCTCTAACTACCCATAGAGTATTCTTCTGGGAAGACTCCCGTGCTCTCGCCGCCTCAATTGATGAAATCATGGTTCAGGAACTGTATGATCGTGACCATGAAATCTACGACCACTTACCTTGGTGGCTCAAACCTGCTATTGGTTATGATGCCAAGAATTACCACCTAACCTTCGAGCGTATGGGAACAAAGATTATCTATGCCCAAGCTACCCAGAAGGGTGGTCTTGGAATGGGTAAGACTATCCCGATCAATCATATAACAGAGCTAGGTAACTGGGATGTAAATACTAATGAAGCCATGGCCGGAGCTGAGTCTATCTTCTTTGACCTTGAGCCCACCTGGCCTCAGTCCCCAGAAACTCTGGTTGTAATGGAGTCTACTTCTAATGGTCGTGGAAACGTTTGGCATCAAGTAGTCACCGCCTCTAGAGAAGGTAGGACTCGTTATGACGTAATCTTCTGCCCTTTCTATGCGGAACCCCGCCATAATCGTAAGAAGCCCCCAGAGGGCTGGACACCGAACTATCGCACCAAGCAGATGATAGAGACAGCAGAACGCACATCTCCATCTTACATGTTTGGTAAGCAAATTCGCCTCTCTAAAGAACAGGCTTATTGGTGGGAATCTGAATATGAGGCTAAGAAAGAACTAGGTCGTACAGCCTACTTCCTAACTAACTACCCGACCACGCTAGAAGAGTCTTTCCAAGTATCTGGTAATAGAGCTTTTAGTGTAGAGCAGATAGATATGATGAGAAGCGGTATAGTTGGTGGTGTGCCTTATCAATTCCGTAATACCCAAGAAGTTGGAAGAATCCGATAATGAAAGCTTCTCCTCCAACCTATAGAGTCCTCACTGGTGGCCACATCATGACCCCAGATGCTAGCCACTTCCAAGGTAAGGCTATAGAGGATCTAACTCCTTCTCAAGCTAGAGGCTATGTATGGCTCTTCGAGTCTCCCCAACCCGGCCAAGTTTATGTAGTTGGAGTAGATCCAACATTTGGCATAAATGGCTGGAGACAGGAGCTTACCACAGACGAAGACCTCAATACTGACAATGCTTGTGTATCTGTTTGGCGCATAGGTAAAGATGGAAGAGATTACCAAGTAGCTGAATATGCTGCACCCATTGACGTGTATGAGTTAGCTCCTATTGTTAATGCTCTTGGCCGCCTATATAGTGGAAATAATGAGATGGGTCAAGCCCACGTAATCTTAGAAGTCTATCCAGGGCCAGGGTGGCCAGCAGAACAAAGCTTAATTCATCACTATGGCTACATCAACATGTATCGGCCTAAGTTTGTCAATACCCTAGAAACTACATTCACAAAAGGTGTCGGCTGGCAAGCTAACCAGAAGTCAGTCAGAGATTTAGCAGTATTTACTCGTAAACATGTGGGTGCTGGTAAGGTCATAGTTCGCTCACCATGGCTACTATCTGAAATGCAGGACTGTAAACTAGACCCTGAAAAGTTTACTATCTATGCTGAAGGAAATGGGATTCATGACGATCGTGTAAGAGCCGCTGCCCTAGCCTGGTTTGCTGCCCACGACTTTACTACCCAAGTCTCCATCCCTGAAACCTCTAAAATAGAAAAGGGTAAAGTGGTAAATTGGCAGCAATCCGATATGTCGTCCGAAGCGCTTAAAGAAGCCTGGGAAGATAGGTTTGAAGAGTTAGGGAGAATTTAAACCGCCGTGATTAAAAGAATAATACTAATTCTACTCCTTCTGTTTGTTTGTGCTTTAGACGGTTATACCCGTTACAAACAGCAGAAATACATATTAGCTCTAGAGTGGAGACTTGGAGCCGTAGAACTTGAAAGAGATATAATGTTTGCTAAATATATAAACTGTTTAGGGTATTGATAAAGTAGTATAATAACTTAATACAAGAAAAGGACTTAAAGCTTTATGGGCCAAAATAGGCCGAGAGTATTTACAAAGAATCTAGAGGACGTGGCTGTATTGCCTCTAGATGATCTACCTCTGACACCTCCTGTAGACTACCAGCCGGTAGCTCCAGAATCTTATAGGGACGAGATGCCAGTTTTAGGAAGCAAGACAGAAGTAATAGTGGAAAACCTCGTGCCTATTACTATCCAGCTTTCTCAAGACCTTTATAACCAATACACTAAACTAGCTATAGCCCAAGAGCTAACCCTAGAAGAAGTATTACAGCATAGACTCGATGCCTGTAAGAATCATAACTCCTTACGTGGACTCTGGTTTACTGATTCAGAACGAGGACAGCTAGAAAATCTAATTCAGAAGTGGCCATTAGAGTCTGCTGCACAAGCTCTAAGTCTACTAGCTAAGGCAGCAACTGTGACTTTTGACGAAGTTGCCATAACATTGACACCAGCTCAGAAGAGAGCGTTGTCTTTTGCCATGTTCGGCGGAAGAACCCCTAAAACTTTCTTTGAATCTATGGTTAGGAAAGAGCTTAGAGTCTGATGAGTAGGGCTTACCAATATTGCTATCTGCACAAAGAAATGGAAGAGTATCCTGCTTGTGCTACTAGCACTCCTGAAGCTGTAAGATACTCTAAATCTACACAGCTCCCCAAAAATGAGCGCCCTGTAATCTTTGAGAATCCCCAAACTGGAGAGGTCAGATATCCTGCTACCCCAGATAGTCCTATGATGCCTGGTTATGCAGAACGTGGCTTCGAGCGTAGAGAATTCAATTCTTACCAGGAACACAAAAGTTGGTGTGACTCTCATGGAGTAGTTAACCACCAAGTTGAAGGTATTAAAGACTCAGTACTGGATAAATAATGGCATTCGGATCTACACCTATTAAATTCCCCCGGCAAGGTAGCCAAGCTGAGATTGTGCAGTATGGAGGCCTGTGCCTAGATGATGGGCAGAAATTCCTAGAGCGTCAAGCTGGATATGAACTAATCCAACCAGTAATTGACCGCGTATGTTCTAAGAAGACATCAACTATGTTGGCAGAACTTGACCGGCCTAGTGGGCTAGCTACAACTTCCTCAAATAGAATGAGAAAGATTCTAATAGAAGGTGTTGCTCAAATGACGGACATCAAGCCCTTCTTTGAGATTAAAGCCTACAACCCTTCATTGGAGCAAACAGCAGATAATTTCTCAAAGCTTTCCACCTCTTGGTATACCCGCGTATCCTGTGACCAAATAGGTCTAGCCCAGTGTCTGCGTTATGCCTGGGTAGCTGGATGTGGTTATATGTGGCTAGAATGGGACCCAGAGCGTCAGGAGATAATGCCTAAAGCTCTAGATCCTAGAGATGTTATCCCTATCCGCCCTGACGGAGAGTTTATCTCTATCCAGAATAGTCGTGGCGTAATAATCAGAGAAGAATTTACCCTAGCCCATGCACGTATGTTGTGGCCGGATGCAGCCTCATACCTAATCCAAGATCATGACGCCCTGGATGGTACAGCTTTAGAATCTACCCGTGCAGGCCGTATATACCAATCTATCAACATGAAGGCTGGAGCCCCACTAGATGAGGGGTTATTTGCCTCTAGACCTAAAGCCTCTATAGGTGCCCAACCAGCAGTCTACATATACACTATGTATGTGATGGATTCTGAGATTAACAAGGACAACTTCACAATCCAAATGGGTGAGTTTAAAGATGATCCTATGTGGGTCAAACCTGAGGGTATAGCTGGTATGTTTGCCAAACCTCCTCAGGTACCAGCCAACAACTGGTCTTATGAAGTCAAGACAGGGGAGAAGAAATATCCACGTGGCCGTAGAATCATTTTCACTAGAACCGCGGTCTTAGAAGATATACCTAACCCATACTGGTTTGCGGCAGGAGATCAGATTCATTTCCCTATTGTCAAGCTAACTCTAGATCCATTCCCCAACAAGTGGTTTGGTCTAGGCCCGATGTGGGATCTCCTGCCCCTCCAAGAGTCCTTAGATTGGCTCCTTAGAGTTATTGACGATCATGCAGCCCAAGTAGCTAACCCACCAGTTATTGCCAATTCTATGGCTATGGGTAAGAGAGCATTAGAAGCAATTAACACTCGCCGGGCCGGTCTTAAGATCATGGCTAATCCCATGGGTGAATTACCTCAGATGCCGGGTGTCCCAGCTCTCGAAACCTTGATTAAAGACCATGTAGACTGGATCAAGGCTGAGATGGACGATCTAGCTGGACTCTCAGATCTAGGCAAGTCCCTCCTATCTCTAAACCAGCTACCAGCCGACGATACAATCGAGAGGATGGTGGAGTCCAAGACTTATGTACTCCAGGCTAGATCTCGCTCTGTAGAATGCTTCATGAGAGAGTTTGCTACCATCCTAATCTCCATGTTTGCTCAGTTCTATACTATCTCTAAGAGATATAGAATCTTAGGGCCATCAGGTGCTCAGCCGGAAGACTTTGATTTCGATCCAAATAATCTAGTCCCAGACTTTGTTCACTCCGAAGACTTCGATGGAGAAGGTAACCTAACTCAGGCGGCTAGAGATCGTGGCCCACTACCAGCTTTCGACCGGTTTAAAGAGGTTCAAAGACAACTTGTATTTGAGATAGCTCCAGGCTCTCTACTCAACGCCTCGGCTACCTCCAAGAAACTCCTCTTCCTCAAGTGCTTCGAATTAGGTCTTGTCTCTCGCTGGACTCTAGCTAAGACTCTGGATATCCCAGGTTATGGAGAACCTCCCGCTGGCGCTGTAACTGAGATGGAGAAACTAGCCGCAGAAATGGCTATGGGATTTGGACCCCCTGCACCTCAGCAAGGTAGACCAGATAGTTATCAAGCTATGCCTAAGAGTGGTAATAACGGTGGTGGTGAGGGTAGTACAATCCGAACCAGCAAATAATATATAATAATCACGAGGTAAAATGGCAAATTCTAAAACGTATAAAATAACCTGTACTAACGCAAATACTGCATATAATGTAGTTACAGGTACTACATCTGCCCCGACTACAGTAGCAGAGGTAGGATATGCTAATAAAGGCATAGGTATATCCTTCCAATGCCAGACCGCTGGGGCAGCCGGATTTGCTGGCGGCTCTGATGTAGTCAGCAATGCCGGTATTACATTTCTAGGCCCAGACGGAGATTATGATCCTCCTGCTTCTAAATTAAGTTCTTCTGGTGTACAAGCTAGTGAGTGGTGGGTATCTTCAGATACTGCGGGGGCTGTAATAGTTGTACAGTTAATCAAGCATGTTTAAGTTTAAGTTTTTCTGCATATTCCTAGCTCTTCTAATTCTACATACTAGACCTGTGAGAGCTGCTGTATCCAAGTCTTCGGATATTCCTGTGTCCACTCTACCACTTACGTGTAAAGTAGGTGGCCCTATGTACCAAAAGATTTCTCCTACTGCCGGACTTTATATGTGTACAGCAACTAATACACTCACCCTTGTTGGCCCTGGTACTACTGGTACAGTTACAAGTGTCTCAGTCACAAGCGCTAATGGTTTTGCTGGATCTGTAGCTAATGCTACTACAACCCCAGCTATCACCTTATCTACTACTATTACTGGTCTTATAAAGGGTAATGGTACAGCTTTGTCTGCTGCTACTTCAGGTACGGATTATTCTGCTGGTACATCAGCATTGGCAACTGGTATCCTTAAAAGTACTACCGGAACAGGAGCATTATCTATTGCGGTTGCCGGAGACTTTCCCACGTTAAACCAGAACACGACTGGTAGTGCTGCATCACTAACAACGGCCCGTACAATTAATGGAGATTCTTTCGACGGCACGGGTAATATTCAGAATACTTTAGCTTCATCTGATTTTGCTAATCAAGGTACTACGACCACTGTTTTACACGGAAATGCTTCGGGTAATCCATCTTTCGGTGCAGTAAGTTTAACTACCGATGTATCAGGAACATTACCAGTTGCCAACGGTGGTACGGGAGTAACCGCAGGACTTCAAGTTGGTACTACCGCTGCTGGGGAAGCTACGGCTGGAACTGTAGGAGAGGTGCTTGAATCAGTTGTTGCTTTCGGCTCTGCAGTATCTCTTTCTACAAACACTAACACTAACGTCACATCAAAATCTCTAACAGCAGGTGACTGGGATTGTGTTGGAATTGTTGATTTCAGCTTTGATACAACTACAAGCTATACTAAAACAATTGTTGCTATAAGCCCGACATCGGCCGGATTTGGTGGGGCACAGGATGACAGTACTGCGTTTGTTACGGCGGCGACAATACCAGGAGCAACTACAATTTCTCAACGTGCTTCTGCTCGTGTAAATATATCTTCTACAACCACCTATTTCTTAGTAGCTAGACCAACATTTACTGTATCAACATTGACGGCTTACGGAACACTTCGTTGCAGACGGGCAAGATAATATGAAGAAACTTTTACTTAGCTTATTGCTCTTATTAATCTCACTTTCTGCTTTTGGTAGAGGCCAGCTCCAAGGTTGGGTAGAGCAGGGTGGACAACCAGCATTAGCTAGTATAGTAAGCACTATTAAAGTGCAGCGCTCCTACCCCAGCTCTATTGTTACGGTGTACTTAACTGGTACTACTACTTTAGCTACAATATACTCAGATAACTCTGGCACTCCCAAAGCTAATCCCTTCACTGCTACTACTTTAGGTTCATGGTCTTTCTACGTAGATGATGGAACTTATGATATTAAGTTCTCTGGTGGAGGTATAACTACCCCATTTACTAGAACTTATGCCCTGAATGGGGGTTCAACAACCTCTATTATCTATGCTGCTTCTTATGGAGCTACTTGTAATGGGGTAGATGACAATACAGCCGCCCTACAAGCCGCCATAGATGCTGGTCTACGCTTTATTGGTGGAGGCAATCATCAAGCTACTATTATTGTGCCTCAAGGGGTTTGCATTACACGAACGCTCTTATTTAACAATATAGCTCATCCAGCGGGAGGAATTATATTTTCTGGCGTAGGTATCAACAACACTACCCTAAAACTGAAAAATGCTACTAATGCGCCTCTATTAGATTTTGGAGGTGCTTCTGTACTAGACAATGCTGGTGTATGGGCTCTTAGAGATATGAGCTTATTTGGTAATAGTGCTAATCAGACTATTGCTGCCCCCGTGGTTCGTATGCGTAATTGTGATAGATTTTCAGTTAATCACGTTTATGAACAAGATTCTAAGGGAGATGGCTGGTATATATCAAATTCTTCTGGCATCCTTAGTGAGGTTCAATCCTTTATTAATACCCAATATGGGGTAAATATTGAGGATTCTACCTCTATGATTTTTCGAGATGGATACATCAATAATAATACCCTTACTGGTCTAAGATGTCATTGGACCGGAGTATCAGGTGCTCAGGTACAAGCACAATATCAGACCGGCCTCGAAGTGTTAAATACTCACTTTGAGCAAAATACTGGCGGCGAAATCTTAATTGATACTTGGGATAATGCTCATATACACGACAATGAGTTTGATGCTCTAGATGCTGCTTATATTTCTGGAGTCATACAAATCACTGGTGGGTCTAGAAATAACGTTGTTATAAATAATTCAACGGTGTCTAGTGCCCCTCTAGGAACTTCTTCTAGCGGCTCTGCTTCTGGGTCAATATTTCTTGCTCTTGGGGCTCAAACTCTTAATAATATCTACGATACCCCTAAAGCCTTTACTTCCGCAGGGGGTGGTGCTTCTGTATCTGGCCTAGGTAACTCTCGTATAGTAGACCTAGGAGTTGGTAATAGATCCTTAGATCCTACAGCAGCCATTGTTGATTTTGATGGAAAATGGGGCGGATACTATGCTGCGGGTTGGCAAGGTGTATCTCGGCCTAATCTACTACTTCGTTCTGAAAATCTGGCTGATGCGGCTTGGTCTAAGACCCAGGCTTCTGTGGCTTTAGATGCTTCTTACGGTAATCCTGCCATACCTATTTATAATACAATTTATAACTCCTCTGCAATTACCCCAGTAGCAGGGCAGGAAAGCTTTGTACAGCAAGCAGTTACAGGTTTATCTCTAGCGGCAGGTAATAAGATCACATTCAGCATATGGCTACTAGCTTCTTCTGCTTGCGATGTCCGCCTTGAGTTACGTGATTCCTCTAATGTACTTTTAGGCTCTCCAACCTTTGTATGGCTAAATGACCTATCCCGTGATTCAGGAAACACAAATGTCCTGAACTGGAAACGTTTTAAAGTCTCTTATGTAGCTACAGGCTCACTATCTGAGGTTCGTGTCCGCATTGCTCGTTATGGGGGATCTCCAGGACAGATCTATGCTTGGGGAGCCCAGCTTAATGAAGGGGATATGGCCCCCTATGTACCTACTACAACTGTAGCTGCCTCCCTTCCAGTAGGTCTTGTTGCTATGGGGGTGCATGCTACTAAATCAATGGGAGCTTCTCTACCTCAATATGCTAATAATGCCGCCGCCGTCGCTGGTGGGCTAGCCGTTGGGGAGTTCTATCACACTGGCTCAGACCCTGATACCGTCTGCGTGGTTCATTGATAATCATTTTATGTTATCATAAGTTGTACGTAAATAATGTCTAATAAAAGTATTCTTACAAGTGTAGGAAAGGAACTTAAAGAAAATCCCCCAAAAGTCTTACAGAGTACAACCAAAAAGTTTGGTATAGCTAGAGCTAAAAAGCAGAAAACAGCTATCCTACTCTCCAAGGCCAGAAAAATGGGCGCGAATATTTCTAAAGGTTAAACAGGAGATAGATTAAATGGCAGGTATTAAAGTTCCTAGTAAACAGAGTGTAACAGGAAAGCTCTCAATGAAGGGCATTAAGAGAACTTCAGCTAAACAGGGTCCTCTAGTTTCTCCAGCAGTTAGCTCCAAGAAACTCAAGTAAACAATGGCACTTATCACAGATCTTAAGGGGAAGGATGGCACAGATAAGCCTACCAATTCCCCAGCCCGTAGCATAGATGATGGACCTCCTGGGTCCACAGAGAAGGCTAAACCAGCCACCCCCAAGGGTTCTCTATTCCAGCAAGCTAGCCGGAATATCTCAGACGAAAATGGTATGGGTCTAGGTGCTGATGGTGGAGCCCCACAGGTTATAGCAAATCAAGCTTTAGCCCAGATCCTTACTGGAATCAAGACTTTATCCACTGTTCTACCCGGTCTAGTCCCAGTTCTTAGTGATCTTACTGGCCGCCTATCCATGATTGTTCCTCAGATGATGAACGACCTTACCAATGGCGGTAATGGTCTTGTTCCCGCAATGGGAATGCCTCTCCCGCAACCAACACCTCAACCTATGGGGCCTCCTGGTATGCCTCCGGGAGCGGGCGCCGGTCCTATGGGTCCAGCTCCTCCTGGTGGTCCAATGGGTGGTCCGCCTCCAATGGGACCTCCAATGCCTATGTAATGGGATAATTGTTATTACAAATAGTGTATTATATTACTTGACACAAAGGATTTATGGCTAAACTTAAAGAGAAGATTAACGAACTTAAAACAAAGTATGGCATCACTGAAGACGCTGCACGAGAAGTGCTAGCTCTCCACGATGGAGACATTCAGGAAGCCAGCGCCCTTTTGACTCAGGAACAGAACAAGGTTATTGAGTGGAATAAGTTTTGGTCTGCCAAGGTGCCTCAAATAGAAGCCCTGGTCAACGAGTATGATTCCCTCCGCACCCAACTAGATGCAATCAAGGCCGCAACGGGTGTCCAGCCTAATACAGAATCTAAGACAATTCCTAACGCTACTGAAATTAATACTAAATCTTCCAACATTGATGACGTAGAGAAGCGAATTTACCAAAACTTCTCTCAGGTGCAGGAAGATCTCTGGAATATTCAGAGACAGCACTTCGAGAACTATAAAACTATACCAGACCTCGCTCCAATCAAGCAACTGATCGAAGAGCAGAAGATGACTCCGTGGTCTGCCTACCAGAAGTGGGTAGAGCCCATGGAATCTGAGCGTAAGGAAAAGGAACTTAGAGAGAGGGTTACCGCTGAAATTACTGAAAAACTCCGTAATGAAGCAACGCGTAATGGCGTTAATAGTTACCTACTTTCTACTAAAAACTCCGTCACAGGTGAAGAAGTTACTTCTCCCCTAGATGAAGTCCTTAGAGACACTAATGAGAAGGAAGCAGTTAAAGCAGCTTCCCAGGGTACAAATAACCAAGATAAGACTGGCCCTTCCGAGTTTGAGCTTCTGACTGATTTCGTTCAGTCGATGCGTTCTGGTAGGTCCGGAGTAGCACATTAATTAAGTTAACCGAGTATTCGGCTGTTGTTCTAGGGCCGGGTGTGTTGGGGAGGATATAAAGGGCAATGGCCGAATTAGATCTGATTACACTATCAACGCGACGTTTTATTAAGAATGCTCGCAATAAGATTCTGGATAACATATACCAGAATGATCCCGTATTTGCCTATATGCGGGATACCCTTAAAATTGACTTTACTGGTGGGCGCCTTATTCAGGAAAACTTCCTGTATGATGTTCCTAATGGTGGTCCATATGCTAAGGGCCAGAGTTTCAATATTGCTCAGAAGCTTACCAAGCAGGCAATTCAGGTTGTTCCACGCTTCTACTACAGCAATATCACGCTGTATAAGGAAGATATCCAGGTCTTTAATAACGGATCTGATGAAGCTATCTTCTCCATTGTCAAGGCGGCAACTGAGGAAGCTTACACCTGGATTGGTGCTCAGCTCTCAATTGGTCTCTATCTAGATGGTGTTACAGCAGGCTATACTAACAACGTCAATGGCTTTGCTGAGGCTCTAAACGACGGTACTAACCCTTCGTGGAATGGCTCAACCTATTCTACTTATGGCACTATTACCCGTGGTGGAGTCGTTGGTGCGGCTCTTAATACGGCCCCTCAGAACATCTCTGGTACCCTAGAAATTCCTCGACTTGAGGAAGAGTATGGTAATGCCACATTCGGTGATAAAGAGCCTAATGTCATCGCTACCACTGTTCTAGGATTCTCTTATCTTAAAGAGAAGCTGTTCGCAATGCAGCGGTATGAAAGTACCACAGATATCAAGGCCGGTATCACTGGCCTCAAGTTCAACGGTGCTACCATCCTCCGCTCTCGTTATGTCCCTGGTTCAGCTATCGTAGGCCGTAATGATGTTGCTGTTAATGCCTTCATGGATAACATGACTGGTGTTGCAGGAACTAGTTATCCTAACGTTGGCGGGGCTACTAATGCAGAATCTCTCTGGATTATCAATGCCCGTAACCCATATTTGAATCTTTATATTTCTAGTGACCCAGAATTTAGATTTGGCTTTACTGGTTTCAAGCCTGCTCAGGACAATACCACAATTGTTGGTCAGATCCTGTTCGCGGGTAACGTCACGGTTCCTGGACCCCGTTATCATCGTCAGCTTTTCGGTATTACTGGTTAAGGGTTACCCTATTAGGAGGATTATCTAGACAATGAGTTTTAATCAATATCGAAGAGTGTTGACTGTTCCTAATGGCAACCCTTTTACATGGCATGGTAATGTGGAGGGCCTTAATGGTGTTGGCCTTCTAGAGCCTGGTGAGCTTGGTGGGGTGCTACCTACAAGTGGACATCAGTTCCAGCTAGTTAAGATGGATTCTGGTGCTACCTCGGCTACTCCTACTGGTATTCCAGCGATTGGCCAGGTTGCATTCTGGAAAGACCGAAGTAACTATATAGTTACAAATGATTCTAGATTTGCAGACGCTGCTCATATTCCAGCGGGCGCTCTAACACGCGATCACCGTAATTCAGTAGCTGGTGTGGTTGAAATGGCGGCTGTTGCTGGAGAGTTCTTCTTTGTTCACCAGAAGGGCCTGAGTGCTGGGGTTAAAACTGGTACTTCCCCGAATCCTGGAGATGTACTCTCTGCTGCTACCGGTACTGATGCTGATGCTACCTCAACAGCTGCTGGTACTGCCCCTGTAGCCCAGAGAATTGGAACTGTTACTAGCGCTACAAAGACTGGCGGTCTAATTCCTGCGGTTCTCTCTGTGGAGTTTATTGACTAAAAATGGCAACTGTTAAGACTAAGGCTGATGTTTTTCTAAATGGTAATGTTGTAGAGCGGGTGTGGAAATCCATTACCCTCAATTCTGGAGATGTGCTTGTTACCGGCCTTATTGAGGTCTGGGAAGTCTCTATCCAGGACCCTACTAAGTGGTCTACCCCTAGCTGGTCTGTTGGTTCGGGCTCAACTCGTGGGCAGGTAACGTTTACTCTCACAGGGGCTTACACTGGACGTGTAGTGGTTCGTGGACGGTAAGATGTGTCGGAAACTTTTGATGGTCTTGCCAGAAAACTCCTCTTAAGGGACCCTAAGCTCGGGCCATTCATTGCCAGAGACTTAATCAGGAAGGCTTTTGATGATATTAAGGATATCTATAGCTGGTCCTGGAAGCTTAGACGAACCCAACTAACAGTACCAGACTTCTACGGTACTGGTACAGCAACTACCACCTACGGCTTCCCTACAGTCACTTTGGCTGATGGCGGAGTTGTAGATCCTATTCATATAGGGCGGCAGTTTAGAGTTGGTATTGCGTCTCCTATCCTTACTATCACAGACGTAGATACTCTAGCCAATACCTATACTCTATCAGAAAATTGGCTAGGGTCTAGTGGTACTGGGCAGCAGTTCAAGGTCTATCAAGCCTACCTTTCAATGCCATCAGATTTCCAATCTTTTTGGAGTGTCGTAGACCCGGCTACTTACTGGCGAGTACAGACAGATAATGTATCTCTTGAGATGATAGATAGCCGAGATCCACAGAGAAGTGTAGTTGGATCTCCTCCTAGAGTCCTAGTTCCATATGACTACTACAATGGCTCTCCAAGGTATGAGTTTTGGCCACACCAGATGTCTCAAGCTTTCTATCTTATGGCTTATGAATCTAGATATGGCCAAGCTTTTGATGATGGTGTTGTAATACCAGATACTCTAGGGGATGGAGATGTATTACTAGAACGTGGCCTAATGTATGCTGCAAAGTGGCCTGGTCCTAGTCGTAATGACCCAAATCCATATTATTCTGATAATACCTCACAGTTCCATGAGCGTAACTATGATCGCCGAATTGGGATCTTAATTAAAGAAGATGTAGAAAGAATGCAGAATTCTGTATGGTACCAAGCTGAACAAAGTTTTAACCAAAGTAATATGAATGCTTCTTATATGCAATCACATGATTTAACTAGATGGTAAGTTATGCCGGTAACAGATGGTCTTAGTGTATCTACAAAAGGCGGAATTCATACTAAGGGAGTAAACCAGGTTTATACGGGTCCCCAACAAGAAGATGCCTATATTCCTGGGATTAGCCCGGCTTTATACAGAGCTTTTGATCCAGCAGAGGATTACTATACTACTGACCAAACCACTAAAGTATTAAAGCATGCGGCTAAGAATCTAATACTGGGCAGACAATATGAGGGCGGTTATGATGTAAATAAGACAACAATTAACCCTACTAAGGGCGGGTCTAATGAAGCTATAGAGGCTCGTAAAGTTTTAGAAGATGCTTGGAGATTCTATTTAGGGTTACCACAAAAACATGGCTCAATTATGCCTAGTCTGTATAAACCATCAAAAGCTCAGGATAAGAACGCCAAATACTATAAACTACCAGATAGTTATAATCCTTTTATGTATTCCTCTCCAGAAGCTATATTAAGTGATTATGTAGGTCCAGACAAAATAGTACCTCCTATAGACTATGCTCTTGGTACTTTTAAATATGATGCTGGTCAAGATGCTCTGGGTAAATATGTATCTTATTATGATAAATGGGATTTAAATCCAGTGTTAGGCAAGTCTCCAATACCAGATGTGAAGGTTGGTAAGCCTTTTGAGGTATATGATAGGATGTATTATGATCCTCAAACGCTAGAACCTTCTGATCCAATGGACCCGGCGAAAGTACATGGACTTATAAACGCCTTAAGGACTTTGCGTAAATAATGGTTATAATATATTCATATCTTAAACAGGGACCAAATATAGTAGCCTGTATCCCTTTCAGATATAATATAGATGATACAGAAACTATTGAATCTAGGGAGATTATACTAGAAACAGATAGTTCTATAACCTATGAAGCTGTTAAACAGCGTATTATAAAAGTTTTAGATGAGGAGAAAGTAGAACATGGCAGGCAGTCAACTAGTTACACCGACGATATGTCCAACGTCGTCACCATCGAGTAGCCCGGCACGGAATGAGACCCATTCTGTTAGGGGCGCAAGTGAAAGCCGAGATAGAGGCTCTAATCTTGTAGAAACTCTCTATTCTTCAGTTCCAGATGTTGGACCAGATATAGAAATTGATAGAGGTCCAATGACAAAGGAGTATAAATAATGGCTTACGCAGGTAAAACAGCTAATAACAGCACTTCCCAGATGGATAGCGTGGCCTGGAGCCCTAAAGCAGCTACAGTCAAGCCTACCATTGGTGGGGAATCTAATGGCCTAACTATTAAAGGCCAGAATCTAGAGCGGCGTACATCCAGTTCTGCGGCAGAGAACGAGAAGTTGTTTGAGACTCGTTCTGACGCCCCTACTAAGTAACGAGGAAGGTGTGTTGGATTGCCATTCCCTACTTACCAGAATACTACGTGGGGTGAGCTTAAAGCTTTCCTCGCCTTAAGACTTTCTGATCCCAATAATATCTATTGGTCAGATGGGGAACTAGGCTTATATCTAGCGGAGACCTTAAGAACTTTTGGTCTTTTGACTGGCTTCTGGAGAGATACTGGGGTTATCCAACTTTCAGACGATACACCGTTCTATGACTTAGCTACTATTCCTCTCCAAAATGGAGATGGAACTGACTTACTTACTTATACCGTCACAGATCAAGATATAGTAAGACTGATACAGTATCACCTATTAGAGCCGTCTACTGGTAATTCCTGGACGGGCTCTGAGCAGTTTACCCTCTCAGATCTCACCCAAGCTCTGAATAAGCGCCGAGATCAGCTTCAGTCTGATACTGGGTGTGTTATTACCAGAAGCTTAGTCCCCACTACTCCTGGAGACTCCTCAGTGTTCCTATCTGGCCTACTTATAGGGCTGCGTAGAGTTGCTTTTGTAGGATCAGACAATGTGGCCTATCCCCTAGTTAATACTGATATTCTGGCGCAGAGAAACTATCAAGGAGTAGCCTTTACTGACCCTGGTATCCCATACAGTTACTCTACAGCCTCAGCACGCCCACTGGAGCTTATACTAATTCCTCCCCCTAATCAACCTGGTCAGTTAGATATACTATCTGTGCAAGATGGGGTTGTATTAGATCCTACAGTTGGAGTAGCTGTTGGTGTTCCAGATGATTACACCCCAGCAATCAAATGGGGAGTAATGGCTGATATTCTAGGCAAGCAGGGGCCTGCATATGACCCTATAAGAGCTGCTTATTGTGAGCGTAGATTCAACCTATTTGTAGAGCTAATACGAATGGCTCCAGTGGTAGTTAATGCTACTATAAATGGTATACCTCTAGATACAGACTCTATAACCAACATGGATTTCTATAATCAGACTTGGCAGACTACTACAAGCTTACCAGACTCGATGGCCTCTATGAGGTCCCTGATAGCCCTGGCGCCATGCCCAAATGATGAATATGCTGCTTCCCTGGATGTAGTAACTAAGGCTCCTATTCCTGCCGGTATCATTGCCCAGACTATTGATGATGACGATGAATATGTACAGATTGGTAAAGAGCTGTTAGATGCAGTGTTAGACTATTCTGAGCACCTAGCTGCCTTTAAAATGGGCGGCGAAGAGTTTAAGGCTACATTCCGTGGTGCTGACAACTTCTTTGACGAAGCTGTTAACTATAACCGCCGACTGGTAGCCCTCAATCCAAACGCCAAGCTACTTGGACAGCAATCAATGGCAGATAATGAGGATAAGCCTCAGAGAGTGTCCAGTCCTGGCCTTGGTGCCCTGGAGGGTAATCCTGTGTCTGGAGGATCTGCTACTGTAGATCAAGATAATCAAACTAATCCCCAAGATGGACAGATGGGATAAATATGCCACAGCAAGGACAACCGCCTAACGTACCAGCCTCAGTACCTCTTAGATATCAAAGAGATACTAAGAGAGCTTATTGTCGCGGGATAGATCTAAATGATCCTGTAGACTCTATTAAGGAGGGGTTCTATCCAATCCTTGAGAATGTACGTGCTTATACTGATGGTATCCTACAGCCTCGTCAAGGGATAACTCAAGTAGCGTCCAGTGTTATTACTAGCCAGACTCCAGTCCACAGCGTCAGACGTCTGAATAATACCCTTAATAACACCTTTACAAGAGTGGTGGGTGTTGGAACTAAACTAGCTACAGGTCAGACCTCTTTTACTGCTGTTCAATACAATTCTTCTGATGTAGCTTTCTCCGGTAATCCTCTAGCTATGGTACCTTGGAGACCAAGCCAGTCACCAGTATCCTGGATGTATGTAGCAGATAGTAGTGCTATGTACAAAGTGACTTATGATGGTTCAACAGTTACAACCCATAAAGTTGGAGTTGCCCCACCTACAGCTCCTCCTACAGTGGAGTTAGATAAGCCAATCTGGACATTTGTAGACGAGTTCTCAGCTACTACTCACTGGACCGCCGATGGTACTATAGCGGCTGCCCCTACTGCCCAAACCCGAGTTAATACTACTAGTAGCCATGTTTTATATGATTCTGGTACTACTGGGTGGGCTTGCATTGTTCCTGCTGATATGACTAATATTGGGCCTGGTACAGTTCTATATGCTGTGTGGCCTGGACCTACCACTGAAAACATATTAGTTTCAGAGGTTTATAGGGGATCGTCCGCTACTACAATATCTGTAATTAGATATGACAACACTCCTACAAATACTGGAGTATGTACTATTGTCCCTACAGCCCCAGTAGAGTTTATTAAGCGTAATGCTGTAGTACTTCTTAATTCTGATACTACTAATGGCTATGCAAGAATCACAGAAGTAATTACTGGTCCTAATAATGCTGTTATTGCTTTTAAGTGTAACACTGGGGCTACAACATTCTCAGCCGGACAAGCCCTACAAATTATAGGCTCATTCCGCACGTATACTACTAATCCAGCAGCTATAACTGGTGGAGATGTCATAACTGACAGCCCTACCAATAAAGGTTATATACAGTCTGCATTAAATGGTGGCGCTGGTGGTGGCAATGGAACACTAACGGATACTCCGACTTCTGCCATTGATTTTACTAAAATGGCTCTATATAGCCCGGCTGTATCAACAGCAATCTTAGATAATGATTACTTTCATTTTTCCTTTAAATGTACTGATTTATCTAAAATTGGCCAGCTTAGACTTATGTTTGATTGTGGAGATGGTTCTTTTAATCAGAACTATTTCTATTATGTTGTTACTCCGTCAGACCTAGTTGCTGCTGCTAAATTCACTCAAACTGCCCTTACTACTAGACTTACCCAGATTCAGAACAATATAATAAGTCGTGGTGGCTTAGAACCTTTCGACAAGAGTGAGAGTGGTTTTGAGATTCAAGGCTCATCAGACTTGTTTTCTAATAGTGAGCCTAATGATTCTCCTGATGTTCAACCTTCAGCTCCTAGAGGTCAGACTGGTACTGGTGATTCTCAATACTCTGAGATCAGATTTAGACGTGGAGAGTGTGTCCGTGTGGGTACAGATTGGTCCAAGGGTTGGCAGGCGATCAATAAGATAAGATTAGAGATTACAGTAAATCCTAGTGCAACACCTACTATACAAATTGGTTCTCTATCTATCTGGGGCGGCTATTCTCCTGATATTGGACAGGTGGGTTTCCCTTATATATATAGATATCGTTATCGTTCTACAGCTACTGGGGCTACTTCTAATTGGAGTCCTGCTACCAGATCTGGCCAGCTTAGCTTACGATTGAACAATATAGTTACTTGTACAGCTTCCTCTGCTCCAGAAGTAGATATTATAGATATTCAACGCTGGGGCGGTACAGTTACTGAGTGGGCAAATGTAGGATCTATATCTAATAGCACCGCAGTATTTACTGATACTGTAGACGATGACTTTGCTTCTGCTGCTGTTCCTGACTCGGTAGGACAGATTAACTTCCAGCCATGGATAAGTGCTCAGACTCCAACTCGTGGGGCTGCTACTGTTGTAGGCTCTATGGTTTCGTCTCCTGGAGGCCCTTTCTCTCTTAGCTGGCTTGCAGGAACTTTCATAAGAGTTAATGGAATCCTTACAACTATTAGGCGTATGGTAACTACTTCTTTACTAGAAGTAGAAGATTGTGTAGCGGCTGGTGGTGGTATACCCTGGGAGATACCAGAACCTTTCATTCAAATCTCTCTACCTTGCCTATGGGGACCTAGTAATGGATGGTTCTTTGCTTGTGGTGACCCTACTAATGCTGGTAGACTTTACTTCTCTAACCAAAATAACCCAGATGCTACAGGGGGATTTAATACTCAGGGAAGTGCCTGGATAGATGTTACTGGCCCCTCAGAGCCCCTACAAAACGGCCTTGTATACAATGGCAGACCTTATGTATTCTCCTCAGAGAAACTCTATGAGATTGTAGAAATTGCTGATGGCCAGTTTATTACTAGAGAAACTCCTACTGGCAAGGGCCTGATGTATCGTTGGGCCTTTTGTGTGGGGCCTAGAATCTGGTTCTTATCCAAAGATGGAATTTATGAGACTGATGGTGGTATAGCTAAGTCTATTACTTATGATCAGTTATTTCCCTTATTTCCTAAAGAGGGAACTCTAGGTATAGCTGTTAATGGCTTCAATCCGCCTAATATGGTCAACACTAATCTGACTGTATCTGGTATTACGGCGGCTGCGGCTAACTTCTTTAGATTCTGTTATGAGGATGGTTATCTACACTTCTACTATCCTGATACTAATAATAGAATGAGAGCCCTGACTTACAGCCTTGGTAACTTCTCTTTCGTATGGTCAGAGTCGTCCCAAACTGGCTGGTATCCAGATGTATTTAATCCGGGTGGATCTAATACAGGAATCTTAATGGGCTACTTAGAAGAAGGGGCTGGGGTACATACACTACTACTAGGTGGAGCAGATACTACAACTGGTAAGCTTTATATCTATGGTGGTACTACAGATAATGGGACAGCTATACCTTGGCATTTCCGGCAAGGTTCATGGGATGCTGGAGACCGTAGAGCAGATAAATTATGGGCAGATTTTGTAGTAGATTCTGACCCAGGCAGTGGAACCATAAATGTTGCTGCTGGTATAAATAACTACGGATCAACCCTAACACTAGTCAATCCCTCTGGCACTACTACAATCACGGGTTCTGGCCGCTCTCAAACTGCCTTTGATATTAATTCTGGTAACGGGGCAGAGGGTAAGAACTTTGCTGTAGATCTGTCTGGAACTAGTACGGATGCTAGATTATATCTAATTGAGCCATCCTTCACCTCTCGTCCAGAAGATAGTTTCCTCAGAGCTACCCAGTACGACGATGCTGGATATGAGGGAGAAAAGTTCTTCCAAGGCATTGAAATAGAAGCAGATACACATAATATAGCTAGAACTGTTCAAATTCAGTATGACGGTGGTACACTCGGGGATACTCTAACTATCCAGCATAATGGCCGCTTACAGAAGCCCTACTCCTTTGCTTCAGCTTTTGTGGCCCATTTAGCTAGACTAATCCCAACAGACACCAATCATCTGTGGAAATTATTCAAATGGCGTTGGGTATGGGAGCCAGAGCCACCCTTAGTAACTGTCTGGGACACTCAGGCTACCTCTCATGGACATATAGGGTTTATTCACCTTAAAGCTATATGGATCACCCATACATCAACGGCAGATCTTACTCTGACCATTACTCGGATGGATGATAATACTTCTCAAGCTTTTACTATTCCTAACTCAGGAGGTGTAAGAGCCAGAGAAACTTATCTACTCCTAGGTCCGCCAGAGTTCTGTAAAGGTAAGACTTTTAAATATAAGATTACTCAAGCCTCTAATGTGCCCTTTAGAATCTACCAACGTAATTGTGGGGTATTAGTTAAGCCATGGGGAAGCGCCCAAGCTTATGGTAGATGGGTAGGTTGGGGTGCTGATTCTGGAGATGGAGCAGCTCAAATATAATGAAAGAATTTCCTATTGTAGTGACTCAGGAAGATGTTAATAATCCACAACTACTTTATCGTCTACTTCAGGTAGTGACGGATAAATTAGTAACACTGGGGGCTCAAACTGAAAATGCGGGGAAAGATGTAGCTAAAAAAATTCCTTCACACAAAGATATTAAGGAGAGTTTACAATCTACTGGCTCTCATCCTATTAATATTACTGGACTTAGGGGAACTTCAGCAGATCCACAACTAGCCGGTACCCCAAGATTTTCTGCTGTACCTACTGGGCTTGAGCTTCAGAGGCTCCAAGATACCCAGATGATCCTAGTCAAGAACGGGGCTAGCTATGATATATATACAGTAATAGGTGGTAATCCTAACACCCTGATAGGGCCATTGTAATATCTGGTAAAATAGACATATGAATATATTGTATAGAGCCCTGCCTTTAGAGGAGTTTGACAAGGCTAAACCTTTATTTGAGAAGCTTTTCCCTGGGCTGGCCTATCCTTCTCCCGAAACTGCCTCTGTGGTAGTAGCTGAGGTAGAAGATAAAGTTATAGGGTTTTGGTTTATCCAGCTCTGTGCCCATGGAGAGCCTGCTGGGATAGATCCAGAATATACTAATACGGTAAGTATGCATAAACTATTGGAAACATTGCATCAAACCCTGGCTTCTAGTGGGGGTACGGGTATGATTTATTATGTTCACACAGCTACCCCGGAGTGGGGTGAGGCTCTACAGGCTGCTGGGTTTATTCCTCTTGGTTATATATACAGTAATGCTATACCCGCAGAGATAGAAACGGAGTAATATGGGAGCAGCAGCAGCAGCTATAGTACCGGCCGTAATTAGCCTTGTTGGTGGGATATATAGCGCCCACCAAGCTAATAAGGCTAGGCAGCAAGAAGGCGACATAATGAAGCAGCAACTTGGGCTTCAGAAAGAGACCCAGCCTTGGGCTAAGCAATTCTTAGGTCAGAGTGGGCAGGCTCTAGGTCCAGCCTTATCCTATTACACCGGGATGCTTGCTAATCCTAGAGAGGCTACCGCACCCGAGCAAAATAGAGTAAGTAGTCTATATGCTGGATCTGCTGCCAGTGCTATGCAGAATGGTCCTCGTGGGGCTTATGGCCCTGCTGCTGCTGAAGGAATACGTAATCAGCATAGATCTGCTTTGGAAGGTATAATTCAGCAAGGTCGTCCTATGGCTGCTAACGCTTTAAGTGGCCTAGGATCTAATCTAGCTGGTCTAGGCTTCCAGGGTTATGGCCTAGGAGCAGGTATTCTTGGTAATGTATTTAATCAAGGTCTACAGGCCAGGAATCAGCAATTCCAACAAGGTAGTGCGGTAGGTAGCGGACTATTCAATGCTTATAATTCTTATCTTTTAAGCCAGTCTATGAGACAACCAGGAGATAGTGGCAATAGTCCTTCTCCGACTATTTCACCCAATCCTACCCCTCCGCCTGGTTATCAGCCATCTTCACCTAACTCTGGTTTCTCAGGCTTGTATGGGACTTACGGCCCTCAATAAGGTAATATAATGAATTTTTTTGCTGGATTATCCGCTGGATTTGGTGAGGCTCAAGGCCAGAAGAATGCCAAAATGATGGACTTTCTTAATGAGAAGTCTAGGAATATGGCGCAGCTTTATGGTCACTTAGCTGATCAGATTATCCAATCTGGCGGAGATCAGGACATAGCTAGTGAGTTTGTTAACCGGGCTAAGAACTGGGCATCCGCTAATCCTCTATTTGATCCTAAAGGTTATCGAGAATTAATAAAAGGTGAAAAGGGTGGATTTCACAGCATCATAGATAGTCATACTCAGAGAAAGATTGCCGAGTATAATAACCAACAGTCCGGCGGTAGAATAGCCGCTCCCAAGCCTTCTGAGCCTGGATCTCCAGAGGCTAGTGTAGATAGTCTAGTATCTGGTATAAATCCAATTGCTCCGGGTTATGGTGCAGGACAAGGTGCGGGACCTGTATCTCAGCCTCTTGCTCAACAAGAAGCAGACGCCACAAATCAAGCCCTCAATGCTCCAAGCCCTAGCCAGCCTACTGCGGGACAACCAGCTCCACCCCCAACTATGCAGGGTCCTAGTTTTGGTGGGGGAACTTCTACTAATTCCCAGTTCCCTATTCCAGATATGAATGACCTCCTTAGCCAACTTACTGGTGGGCAGCCTATGACGGGCTCTCTGGGAGTACCTACTCCTATGGGTCGCATGGCTATGAGTATTGCTCCAGATCTTATTAAGAAGCGTATGGAGCTTCAGGATCGCTGGAGAATGGTCAATTCCATGTTTGACCCCCATCAAGGTGGTATGGACCAGCGTTCTCCCACAGGCTCAGCTCATCATGCTGAAGTAATGAGAGAGATGGGATTCAATGCCCCTGTAACTCAGTGGCGTCCAATTAGTAGAGCCTTATTCAAGGACGAAAGCGGTAACTATCAGATTGGCCCTGCTATGGCTAGCTGGAGAGATGGGTCTACCTGGATTAGAACAGGCCCAGGACAAGAGAAAGAAGTCTCTCTAATTGATGAAAGCCCCAAGATAACTCAGGCCAAAGATGGCACCCTTTGGGCGGAAACTACACAGGGTCCTATACGTGTAAGCTCCGATTCCATGCCTATTCAAATTGGCTCTGAGGATTCTTCTAGTCCTACTCCGGGAGGGGGTACCGCTAAGAGTTCTAGAAGGGTATTTACTCACCCCTCTCCTGCTGTGGCTCCTCTTGTTCCTACTGGTGATCCTACCGTGGGCACTATTCTACCTCCCGGCCTAAATCCTGGAGCTACTCAAGGTCCGCCTTCTGCCAGAACTTCTACAGCTCCTCCCCACAAAGCTTATCAGAATCAGGGTGGATTTAGTCTAGAGAAACTTGAGACATCCACAGATCCTACTGACAGACAGATTGCGGCCTATATAACTCATCCTGAGAGTTTTGATGCCTCTAGTGCCCGTAGAGAAATGTGGAATAACGAGTTTGCTCAGCGTACTGGTGGGGCAATTCCTCAATCTCCAGTGCCTCTAAGAGAATTCCGTACGGACTTCATGAAGCAGAGAAACGCTATTGTATCGGGTTTCCATGCCTCTAAGAATATCGCCAATATCCTTAATTCTACCGATGGGCAGCTCGTAGGCATCATAGCTGGTAGATGGATGGAGGCTATGAATAAGCTAGGAACAGCTCAAGGTATTGGGCTGCTTGGAGATAAGCAGGATGCTAATTCTGCGTCTATTAAATCTGTCCTGCCACAGATCTCTCAGGAACATCCAGAGTTAGGCCACAAGCTTACTACTAGTGGAGATATATTAGCTCAAAAAGCGGCAGATCTCATCACCACAATGCGTCTATTCAACTTTGCTGACGTTAAGAATACTATTGGTGGTGTACAGGGTGTGTCAAGAGTGTATCAGTTCCTTAAGGATTCTCTAATGAACCCTGGTATGGATATGCCACTTATCCTAGGTCACCTTAGTTCTCTTAACCGTAATATGGCTGATGGATTACTAACTCTAGAGCAGGCTCGTTGGGGTTCTAAGATTCCCTATATTAGAGAAAAAGAGCTTATGTCTAACCTTTACTGGGACCCCCATGTTGAGCAACTTATTAGCAAGTATCAATCTGCTGCGGCCGAAAAAGGGAGTACACTGTCTAGACAAGATGCATTATTCCTCTTATGGCGTAATAATAAACTGGAAGCAGATCCTGGTAATTTCGTAGATGTCCAGAAATCTCCTGAGGCTAAATAATGCCAGATATTGATCTAGACCAACTAGCCAATGAAGTAGCAGACCAGCATAACAAGTCTACTGAGGGTATCCAAAGTAAGGCAGATAGAGCCCTGAAAAGTGTGCATGTCTATCACCCTATTCAGCGGCCTAAGAAAGAAGGGGCATTTACCCGTTACCTTCATGGTGCTGGATTACCCGCTAATGTGCCAGAGATGGAACAAACCGCCAAGAGCTTTGATGTATGGAGCCCAGAAAATGGGTTCAACCCTTATGCTCTTGCTGGACCTGCTGGTCCTATGGTTCATGGGGCTATTACACAAGGTCTCCCGCATATGTTACAGAGTATGGGAGAGCAAGCAGAACAAGCCCACCATGCTTTAAATCCTAATAATGGGCCTGACACATTTAATCAGCCAAACTGGGGTGATTTTCTTAAACACTCTCTTGGGGCAGCTGTACCTATTGTAGGCCCAAATCTGGCTGAAGGAAACCTAGCTGGAGCAGCAGGAAATCTTACTTCATTACTAGCTCCTAAGATTGGGGACATGGCAGGTGCCGTTGTACCTGATCAGTTTAAGTTTGATCTAATTAACAAGGCTATTGGTGAAGGATCTGTTGATCCCAAGTTTGGTAAAGACTTCGGAAGAGGTTTAGCTAGAGCAAATAAAGGCGCTCTAACTCGTGGTAGGATTGCTCAACCCTCTGCTGGTATTAAAACTGGTGCGGGACTACCAGAGGCTACAACTTCTGCTCTTAATGAGGCTTCGACTCTAAAGCAGAAGCTATTACAGCATCCAGTTGCTCAATCTACGTCTATTCCAATTAGAGATGTTATTGAGGAACATTTTGGTCCAGGGTCTATACAGCAGAATCCTATCTCTGGCGCTCCTGAAGTTAAAGCTCAGACTCCTACTAATGTGCCAGATCCTACCACAGCCCAATTTAGTGATTTCGGTACTAAACTATTAGATGAATTATTAAAGAGAGCAAATACTAACACTTTTACTCTCAGCCCTGCTGATGTTGAGGCCATGAGAGCAGAGAAGGTTATTGATCCTAATTACGGGAAGTTCTCTACAGAAGCCCCAGAAGCCTCTCTTAACCAGAAGGCTACAAAGGTTAGTGGGGACCTAGTTAAACGTGCAGAAAATGCCCTTAGAACTAGATCTGGTGAATCTGCTCTAGAGCTGCTTAATTCTCACATAAGTGATCTTATGCAGGGTAAGACTATATTGCCAGATAAGATTGCGGAGATGCGCACATCTTCTACTTCTTTTCCAAAACGTATTGGAGCTAAATTAGGGGAGTTCTTCCAACCCAGTATACAAATGGGTGGTGGTAAGCCTGCTGGATTTAATGTTGGCAAGCTTCAGATGCCTATTAGAACTGGTCTAGCTTCAATGCTTACTGAGAAGCCTTGGTGGCTACAAGATCCTACTCAAGGGCTTAATACTATATCCCCAATAGGCGGTGCTCCACCAATACAGGCTCAAGGCGGCCCTATTCCTAGACCTCCGGCTGGTCTTTTGCCTCCGGGTCCGGCACAGGGAAATCCAGGTATGTTACCTGGGATGCCTCCAGGGGTACCTCAGAACGCTCCAGGAGCCCCACCAGCGCAAAATGTCCCTCAGGCTGGTACCATGGAGCCCCCTGCTACTAGTACGCCTCCTACGGCCTTTGGTGGCGAGAATGATCCATTCCACTGGATGAATGGCCTTAAGGAACGTTTAGATAAACTTCCAGATGAGCATATCCCAGACGTTAGAGGAGCAGCTAAAACCCTGCCTGATTTGATAAGACGGGATCTGCCTCCAGAGCCTACCCACGTAGCTCAGGGGGATCAGGTAAGTGGATTTACCCCTGACGGTAGCCTAGTATCTGGTAGTCTAGAAAAGTTGTATACAAGTCTTGAAGATGGTAAGCCTACATGGAAGGCCCTTATCCTGGATCGTAAGAAGGGTAAGACTGTAGAACTTCCAGCAGATCAAGTATTTAATAAGCTCCAAGGCCCTCCAGGAGTAAAGAAAGTAGAAGGTACAGCCAAGCTTGAGGGCAGTAATTATGAGCCGCCTGTTAGATCTAAGAGTACCTTACCTAAAGGCACTAACAGAGTAGTAGATAAGCCACCAGGTAGTGAGCCCGCTGGTATTGCTGGAGGTCCACCAATTGGCCCAGATGACCCTGTAGGCGGTAATCTGCTAGATATGACTAATAAACTAGCTAAAAAGAAATATGGATCTTGGATGAGTAGATTAGACCCTGCAAGTCCTGACGCTATTACTACTTCTCCAGAACTTTATGCTGCCGCTAAAAGATTAAAATTTACTCTAAGGGCAGATGATTATCTAGGCTTCGATACACCCTTAGAGGCCATGCAGGCTATCCTGGCTCACCCTGATTTTACTGAAAGGTGGGAGTTATCTCCAGATACTTTAAAAGCAGCTAATGATTGGAAAGCTCTTAAACAGAAGCCTAAGGCTCCTGTTGTACCTTTTAAACCACGAGGTAAATAATGCCAACTGAATCTCCATCTCTAGCCCCTACAACTACTGTCCAAGAAGATTTAACTACTCATGGGCAGCGTAGAATCAACTTAATATGGGAAGCTACACAATCAGGAATTGCTATACTAATAACTGTGGCCGTCATGATTAACTCTCTCAGAGGGTTAGATAGTACAGTACTTACAAATGCGTTCTTCTTGATAGTTGGTTTCTATTTCTCAAGAACTAACCACTCGGCAATTGGTGGGACTGGTAGAAAACCTAAACAAGAATACCAAGGACGGTAATAATGCCTAATGATTTTACTGTGGATGCCCGAACCGTGGACGCCAGAGTAGCAGTTCTAGAAACTAAAGTAAACCAGCTTGAGACTGAAGCTGCTTCTTTACGCTCTTTCAAAGAAGAGATGATTGTACAGCTTACTCAGCTAAAATCTGATATTAAAGCCCTTAACTGGAAGATGTCCATGTATACCGGCGCTGTGGTAGTAGTACTTAATCAAATAGCTAGTTGGGGTCTAAAACATATCTTGCCCTAATCTTGTAAATCTGGTAAACTACCTCGATGCACAGAACTACACCTAACTGGGACGAAATCTCTAACCTACTTATTTTCAAGCTAGATGACCTTTCAGATGATCTAGCCTGGGTTCTGGATAATGGAGAAGATCCTCTCTTCGCCGTAACAGAAACTATAGAAGAACTCAAGCATTTTATTAGTGCAATTGAGAATAATCCTGAGCAGTTTTCTATGAAGGACGTGAGCTAATTGTCAGCTAAAATTCTACTGATTGATATAGAAACCTTCCCAAATCTTTATTATGCATGGCGATTATGGGAGGGGCATGCTCTTGATATAAGAGAGTTTTCTTCAGTATGTTGCTTCTCTGCTAAATGGTTGGGTGGTAAACAAGTTACTAAAGCCCTCCCAGACTTCAATGGCAGTGAAAAAGAACTAACTAGGGCTCTCTGGGAATTAGTAAATGAAGCAGATGTCTTAGTAGCTCACAATGGCCGCGCCTTC